CCCGGCCGAAACCGCAAAAGAAAGCTGTCCGAAGACAGCTCTCCCACACCACATAAGCCCGAAGGCCTGTTCGACGTGGCAGTGTGTTAGCGAGTACACTCTGGGAACTGTGCAGGACGGAACGTGCGCAGTTCCCGCGGTGCTGCCTACTGGGCTTACAGAATGCCAGCGTCCGCCCATGCAACCTGTGGTGCAGAGCACAACCACAAATGCCACGCGAGGTATATAAGGAATATAACAGCAACAAAGTAACAACGGTGCCAAACAAGCACGAACATGAAATGTGGACACAACGCAGCTGTACAAATGACATCCACAAGTTCAGAGATTTTTAATGCATAGCGGCAAATCAGCATAAGCGCTTTCAAAATCCCACAATTTGTCTTTGTTCCAATTCCAACAGTTTTGGGCAAAGAGCCCAATTTTTCCTAGATCATAAGTGGTAAATTTACCGCAATCTGCGTCTTCGAATAGGCTGAGATTAAACATCTTTGACTGCACAAAAGGACTGGGGAAAAACACATCTGACTGCTCATCACGCAGCCTCAGTAAGGTTTCTAATGTGTATGTCATTGGGACCCCATATTGACCAAATGCTCGGTCAACCTCTGAATACCCGTCCGACCTTAAAAGCTTGGACAAGATTTGAGGTCGTCTTCTGCGTTGGCCTGCTGAAGCTAAACCACTCAATGGCACGCCCCAGTTCAGATCCTTTTGTGGAGTGTGCTGCAAAATCAAAGATTTTGCAGACCAATAAAATGCGTTGTCTAAATCCTCGAGTTTTCCTGCAAATAAACTCGACAGCGAAACAAATCTTGATGCACAGCTTGCAGGGCAGGCAGTGGGTGAAGTGTGGCATCCTATTTTTGTCAAATAGCGCCCCACCGCAGGAACCCACGGAACATGTTTTGTAATGCGCCCGTCGCTGACGGGTAAGTGGATCCCCACGAACTCCGCCCTCCCTGCAACTATGCATTTCAGCTTCGCGCTGTATCCTATCGACTCTTGGTTCGATATCACAATGCCACAATGGCCTGAATTTCTGGCGTCTGAAAGCTCGCGTGACGAGCCTCCAACTAAATCATCCCCCTCGCAAAACACGCGGAGGAGAATCTCGCGAGATTCGACTGGCCCATCAACTGTAAAATACAACGGCACTGACTGGAACACCCACGGATGGGCGTTGAAATGACCAGTCGGGAATTGGCAACAAAACTTGCCGGCATCTTTCCCCTGTACCACCTGCATGAACAGCGTCTCGATGTCTTCTACAACTGAACTTAAAAATCCTGAAAGTTCATTCAGGAAATTTACCCCGCTTGTGAAGACC